GTGAAGGAACCCCCTCTGGAAAAGTTGCTGCTGCAAGATTGAAGACTGATAAGAAGTTTAATAAAGAGGAAGTTGACAATAGACGAGCACCAAAAGAATTACTTGATAGATTGAATTCTAGAATGGTAGGATGGATGGCAGATGATGGTCCTAACGAACGAGCCTATGATGCCAAACAAAGACTGCTTAAAAAGGCATATGAAAAAAGGAAAAGAATGGAAGAGGAGATTGAAACTATCGACGAATCCGGAAAAAAGTGCTGGAAGGGTTACAAGAAAAAAGGAATCCAGAAACTCTTTGGAAAAACTTACAATCGTTGCGTAAAAGCAAATGAAGAAAAAGAAGAATCGAAAATTGGTGGTGGAAATCTTAAAACACTTACGAAAAAAGCAGTAAAGAGAATAGATTATGATGTCGATGGTGATGTAGATCCTAATGATAAAGTAGAAAAGAAGACTGGAGATTATGGAGAAGAACTGCCCACACCATTTGGAAAGTTCAAAACAAAAATTAAGAAAGAAGAGTTCTCTGATTGGAGAAATGAACTTGATGAAGGATGGAAAAGTGCTCTTGCTGGTGCAGGTGTTGCTGCTGCTCTGATGTCACAGGGTGGACAAAAAGCACCTGATAAAAAAACAACAACATCTCCTTCCCGTTATAATACAGAAAGAGTTTTAAAAACTACACAAAAAAAACTAAGTCCAATGGATCAGTGGAGAAAAAATTATCCTGGATTAGCAAAAAAATCTGATAACCCTCCAGAATTTAATCGAAAAAAATTAAGTCCTATAAACAAAGATTGGGAAAAAGCAAATCCAAAGTTAGCAGAAAAAGAAAAAGACAATAGAAGTAAACTTAGAGAAGCAATTGATAAGTCTAAGATGAAATGCAATTCACCAAAATCACAAGCAGTTGGTGATTCACAAACGGGAAAATCACATGTTGTTAAAGCATGTGAAGGTGGGAAAGAAAAAATTATTCGTTTTGGGCAAAGAGGAGTGAAAGGTTCCCCAAAAAAAGAGGGTGAGTCAAAAGAATATGCATCTCGTCGCAATAGATTTAAGACAAGACATGCTAAAAACATTTCCAAAGGAAAAATGTCTGCGGCGTACTGGTCAAATAAGGTCAAATGGTAAAGAATATGAAAAACTTCAAACAATTTCTCTCAGAAAGCATCACCATAAATGGTGATTTTAATGGAACTCTAAATGTAGGAGGTTCCGAACCACAACAACAGCAGGAAACTTATTCTGCAGATATTGTATGGGAAGGTAAGATGTATCGTTTGGAAGTAGAAGGCAAAATACTTTCGAAGAAAGAACTTGCAGAACAAATTCAAGGAGAATATCCCGGAGCAATGGTTCATAATGTTTATCCTGGTGAGGTAAATACTTCAAGAATTAAAAATTCTCAAAGGTATCAACCTGAAAGATTATCGTGGAGTGACTAATGGCACAGTGGAATAAGAATACACAAGACTTTCTAAATCAAGAGAGAAGTCTCTTTGAGGTTTATAATATTGCTGATCACTGGGGAAACCAGACTGACTGGAGGCCTCAGTTTTCTGACAATAACAGACTAAAGGTTGCTCCCTTCCAAACAGTTTTCTTCAATACTTTCCAGTATACTAAGGAGACTGATGTTTGGGATGAGAGTGTAGTTGGTGTTGGAACTGCTACTCATAATCCTGCTTCCAGTAATATAGTTATGGAAGTTGGTTCTACTGCTGGTAGTAAGGTTGTAAGACAGACTAAACAGGTAATGAGATACATTCCTGGTAGACCGGCAACTCTCGCATTTGCAGTTCGTCTAGATACACCACAAGTCGGTATTAGCAGAAGATTTGGATTGTTTAATGAGACTGATGGTGCTTACTTTGAGGATGATGGAGGCACATATTCTTATGTAATTCGCAGCAGTGCATCTGGTATCACTACAGAAACAAGAGTAACCAGAGACAACTGGAACGGTGAAAAGTTTGATGGTAATGGATATACTGGTGTAACTGCTGAT